TTATTACGTAATAGGAGAAAATAATGGATCAAATTTTTGAGGTTTCTAAAAATATCTACGCAGACAACCAGAAAGAGTATCAACAAAAAGGATATAGCGTTACCCCTGGAAAATATGGGTCCAAGCTACCTGCCATAAAAAACTGGACGGAGTATTGTTATAGATACCCCTCTACAGATGAAGTTATGTCATGGATGAGAAATTTTTCAGAGACGAATCTAGATCTTGCATTAGGAGAGATCTCTGGAGTAGTTGCTTTAGATATAGATTGTATAGATGAAAGGATACTAAATGTTATACTGCCTGTTTTACCGGAAAGCCCTGTCGTAAAGAAAGGCGCTAAAGGCGAAACTCGCTTTTTTAGATATACTGGAGAAGTAACCGAGAGCTTAAAGTTCAATGGTGAAATGGTTATAGAAATACTATCTACTAATAAAAAAACAACAATGCCTCCCTCGAGACACCCTAATGGCTTGAATTATGTATGGACCTCAACAGATACTCTATTAAGTATAAGTAAAGAATCTTTACCTATGTTACCACCGGCACTATTTGCCCATTTAGGAAGTCTTTTAAAGACAACTTTTCCAGACACGGTTCAAGAATCTTTAGGAAAAATAAGGTCAGGTAGAAATGATGAACTATCCTCCATATGCGGTTCTTTAATTCAAAAGAACACCCCTATTGTTAACGCTATTAATGAGCTTATACTTAAAGACGTTGAAATAAATGATCCTCCTTTATTTACAGATGCAAACGAATTCAGGCATACAGAACCCGTCAGTAACGCCCTTATGTTTTATGCAAATCATTTAAATACTATAAATAATAGACACTATAGAGATTCTAAAGAATATGAAATACCTATTATGCCAAAAGTGACAGATTGCTCTACAAAAGGAGCAGATGAGCCAAAAAAGCTACAAGGGGTAAGAAACTTAAGCGATATAATGTCTCTTGCCCCTACTGTACTAAAGACTTTACATACGACCCTCTTAAATAATAGTTGGGTTAAACAACCCGACCTGTCTCTAGGAGCGGTATTAAGTTTAATGAGCACGCTGGTCAGTAGGAAAGTAGTTTTTCAAGGACTAAGCCCCAACCTATATATATTAAATATCTCCCCTTCTGGTTCGGGAAAAGATAAGCCTCAATCTTTTGTTAAAGAAATCTTAATAGATATGAGAGCAGATTCTCTTCTTGGCGCCGGGGACTATGTTAGTGACGCCTCACTTATGGATGGCTTGGCAAACAAACCCATAAGGTTAGACATACTAGATGAAGCAGGTGGTATATTAAGGACGGTTAACTCCAGTAAATCTGACTACGGAGGTAAAATGGCGGACATACTAGCAGAGCTATATACCAGTAGTAATACTAAATACTTAGGTAGGCAAACCGCTGAGGGGAATAAAGGGAATTGTTATAGACCTAATGTAAACATATTAGCATCTACTACACCGGCAGGATTCAGTGAAGGGGTAAGCAGGAGGGCTATAGAAAAAGGGCTTATGGGGCGGTTTTTGATCTTCTTAGGTAGCAGTGACGCTAAAGCAGAGAGACTTCGCTCTTTTACAAAGCTACCTAACTATGTTAAAGACCAGCTTAACTTCTGGTATAGCTTTAGAGTAGAGGATTATATTGAAAATGCAGGAACATTGGAATTAGGAGGTATCTCTCAATCATTTATTGATGTAAAGGCATCTAAAGCTGCTGAGGATCGCTTAGATGAGATATTTAATACTCTAGATGATTTAAGAAGAGATACCGATCAAAACGATCCTAAACTACCTATCATAGCCCGGTTATACCAGCAAATGATAAAGATTGTTATAGTTAGCGCATGTTGTAGGACAGTACAAGACGTTCCTGTAATACAAAAAGACGATGTAGAGTTCGGTTATAGGTTAATTATGTATTATTTTGAGACAATTGGCGAAGTTGTAGACAAGTATATCTTTGAAAATAAGACACAAATGAATAGCCAGAAGATACTTAACATCATAGAAGAATCTGGCAATAGAATTGCACAGACAGATCTGTATAAAAGCACTCGCTTTCTAAATAAAAAAGAAAGAGAGGCTATTATAGATGATTTATTAGCGTCTAATCTTATAACCAGAGACTTAGAAAGTATAGAAGGTCAACAAGTAATAACATTAAGGAGAGTGTAATGGGGTTTTTCAACAAAAAAGAATTATTAGAAATTGAAGAATTGAGCTTAAAGATTAAGGAAAAGGATAGTTTAATAGATAGATTAAATAGTAAATACGTTAAACAACAAGCTATTAATAATACACTTCTTGAAGAAAGTAGTAGATTCTTTAAAGAAAAAAATACAATTCAAGCAGAATTATCTCATATGGTAAACTTATATGAAGCGTCTCAAAAAGAGCTTAGATCAAATGTAGAGACATTTGAGCAACTAGTATCAGTAACTACTGCTATTAGCGACCGTTATAAAAATGCTTTGATTGAAATAGCCGAATATGACTTTGATGTACATAAAAAAGCCTATTTATTAAATGATTTTTTTCAAGAAAGAGCTAAACAAGCTTTGAAAGAGGATTAATGAAAGAGGGAGACATCGAATATTTTTGCATATGTCTTTTACCTAGTGCCTTGTCTAAAGATCAAGGTACGGATCATGTTGTGGCTACTGGTAAAGAAGGTAGATGCGTATACTGTAGATACTATGCTGTAAAAAGACCTGTTAAAAAACAGGACATAAAGGTAGCCGAGAAACATAAAGAGCATTTAGATAAATTAAAAAAAGAATATCTAGAGGTTTTTATAAAAGACAGGAGATATGATGAAAAAGTTAATTAAAGGCTTTAATGAGAAGTGTTCGAATACGGATTATCATTTAGATAGGGAGTATAAATCTAGTTCTGCTTTAAAACTAATTCTTAAAGACCCTAGAGAATATTATAAAACTTATGTATTAAATACACCTCAAGACTTTAGCGGAGATGCCCTTACAATCGGATCTTATTCACATACAAGAATATTAGAGCCTCATTTAGTGGATGAAGAATATGCTATTTTTACAGGAGCTAGAAGATCCGGAGATATATGGAAGGAGTTCAAAGAAGCCAATGAAGGGAAGACAATAGTGACCTCTTCTCAAAAGTCTTTAGTAGATTCTATGATAGACAGCTATGAGAAATCTTTTGTTAAAGTAGGAAAGCCGGGCAATGAAAAAGAGGTTGCAATATCCTCCTTTTTTACAGGAGGTAGTGCGGAAGAGACTTTATGTGGCGAAATAGACGGATATAAAGTAAAGGTCAGATTCGACTACAGAAAAGAATTTGATGATTTTGGGTCTATTAATGATTTAAAAACCACAGGATCCTCTATAAGTACAAAGCAAGAAGTAGAGGAGATATGCTCATACTGGGGATACGATTTAAGCGCTGCTCTTTATGTGGACTTAGTGACACAAGAGACAGGTAAGCCACATGATTTTTACTTTATTTTTATTAGTAAAAAGACTTATGAGACTAAGATATTTAAAGCCAGTAATGAAATGCTTTCTAGAGGAAGAGCCTCTTATAAAAAAGCTATATCTCTTTTAAAAGAGGCGGAAAGGACTAATGTATATTTCGAAAATAAGATCGAGGAGCTAGGTTAATGGATTTTGAATTATCTCAATTGATAGAAAGATTAACTAACCTATTAGAAAATAGTCCTAATAGAAGCGATTTTAAAGAATTATTAGATCTTAGAGATGATCTAGAAAAAACACTGGCAGAACATTTGCATAAAAACAAATGCGGCAAGAAGAAATGCCCTGTAATAAAGGAGAAAAAATGATTAAGTATTTAACAATAGTATTAATTATGATCAGTTGTGGGAGGGTTGAAACCCCTGAAGAATTCTTTAACCTTACAGGAGATAAAGGGGATTCTGGTAAAAGCGTTACAGGTCCATCCGGTAAAGATGGTGTTAACGGATCTGATGGCGTAGATGGAACCAACGGAGTTGACGGCACTAATGGTACTGATGGAACTAGTGCTGATGTAGCTTTAGTAGAAATCTGTCCGGATTTTAGCGGTGTTTACAAAGAGACTTTAGTTAAATCAGGTACAGAATTCCTGGCTTTTTTATCCTCTAATAGCTACCATAAGCAGAGATTAGTCTTATTGGAAGAAGATGTTATTTATACTACTACCGATGGCAGAGATGTGCAGTTTTCCATCATAAATGGAGAGATTGTATGTCCAGAGTAAATACAGTTGATGAGAATTTAAAAGAAATCTTTGATGAGCAAGACGAAGCTAACGAAAGAAAACAACAGTTAATCGATGAGCTAGAAGCTGAAAATAAATTCCTATGGAAAACTATTGATGCTATGAAAGCCATTTTAAGGAGGGTTTAAGTGAATAAGACAGAGAGGCAGATTGAAAGGGACAAAGTGGCACAGGAATCCAGTGTCAAATTAGACACAGTTTTGGAAAAATTAGCTCTAATTGAAGAGGCTATTCAAAATTTACAAAGAAAAGGTAAGAAATGAATGGGAAAAAAGCGAGGAAGCTTAGAAAATCATTAGGATGCGATTTGAGTTTTTATTCAGAAGATAAAGCCCATGGAGCTACGTCTATAGGAAATAGACGTGTACTACAGATTCAACCAGACGGTGAGCATACAGTCCGAGAAGAAAAAGTACTACAGGCTAGAAGCACAGAAGTAAGGCACCTTTATAGAACACTTAAAGGTATTTACGGAGGGGCTTCAAAAAATGATCAAGTAAGGGATGACTTGAAAGAAGATTTAAATAACAAATCATCTATATCAATGAGTGATATGGGCGAAATTGCGGAATTAACCGCCAAAACAAATGGGGTCGAAACGACCTAATCTTAAGGAGAATGAAATGAGTGAAACAAGCAAAAAACCTGAGTTCCAACCTATTCCTGCTGGAGACTATCTTTGTAGACTTAATAAGTTTGAAGAGAAGTCTACTAAGAAAGGTGACGGCACTTTAATTTCTGCTGGCTTCGAAGTTGTAGCCGGTGAAAATAAAGGTAGATTAGTTTTCCACAATTTTTTAGTAGAACATCCAAGCGCTAAGGCTCAAGAAATTGGCAATAAGCAATTAGATGAGTACCTACAAGCTGTTAAAGCCGGTGGGTTAGAAGGAATTAATTATGACAGATCTCTTTTAGAGCAATGGACTGAAATTCCTTTTACAGCAGTTATTAGTATTGAAGAGCCTAAGACGTATAAAGCCGCTGATGGCACTATGCAAAAAAGTAAGGCTAGGAATAATATTAAAAAGTTTATGACTCGTTAGTACCTCTCGTACTAAGAGGTCCTTTAAAAGGAAGAGTTATTATGGGAACAAATCAGTAATGACGTTAACGAGGCGTTGATCCTACGCCTACGATCCTAAAAAGGCTAACGCTCCTTACTAGGGAAAAGCTATCCTGATGATGTTAAACGGTTAGTCCTGAGCAAGACTTAAAACTACTCACCTTACTTAAGCTTTATGGAGGTATTATGTCTAAGTATATTTTAAAATCAATTAAAGATCCTACTAACCAGTTTGAAATATCAGATATAACATTCGAAATAGATACATTAAGCAGAACCGAGTTGATTGAGCAGTTTATCATATTTCTATCAGCATGTGGTTTCAATACTGAAGACCTAAGAGAAACCTTGGACATCGAGTAAAAAAATGAGAGTACCTAATTCACCTCCTATTACTACATTTAAAGAACTTATGGATGAAATCTCCTATGACTGGGATTCTCATTATACATTAAAAAAATGCACTAATGGATTTTGCATTAACAAGTTGTATATAGAACCCAAGTATGTTACATACAAGACTGATGTGTATGAGCTTGCTGAAGGTTTATATGAAAAGGTTGAAGTACTATACAAATTATTACAGGAGTATGATGAAAGTAAATAATTCATCTCCCCTTAATATATATATATATAAGGTGTATATATGATTTTTAATGAACAGGAATATAATATTAAAGTATGGGATACAGAAGAAGGGTTTTTAGGGAGGTTTGTTAGTATTGATACCGAAACCACAATTGCCCCTTTTACTATGGTCCCTGATTTGGTCACATTTCAAGCATATTCCGGAGGAAAAAATGTATACTACGTACTCAAAGAAGATATTAAAGAATTTATGTTTGTCCATAAAGGCTCCTATCTTATTGCTCATAACATGCCATTTGATGAAGGCGTTATTTCAAAAACCCTTGGAGATAATAAAATCATGCTTAGCTTTTATGATAATAACCTTATTCGTGATACTGGTGTTTTGTATCGTTTGCTACATCTTGCATCTCTGGGTTTTGTTCCGTTTAAATATAATTTAGCTGCTTTATCTGAAAAATTCTTAGGTATTAAACTTATTAAAGACGAAATAAGAGAGAATTTTGGGCAGTTTAAAGACTTGCCTTTTGAATCTATACCTAAAGAGTATTTAGAATATGGGGCAGCAGATGTTATAGCCACTTATAAACTTTATTTTAAATTAGTAGCTGAAATTAGAAATCATGATAAATATAATACTTTACTTAGTCATGATATACAGGTTAAGGGCGACTTGGCTCTTAATAAAATATATAAAAATGGTATAGGTTTCGACCTTACCCAAAGAGACGGTTGGTTAGTAGGTATTAATAAAGAAATGGAGAAACACTCTAATATACTGGCTTCATGGGGCTGGGTTAGAGGAAAAAAAGGAGTAAATGATGTTTTTAACAGTATTCTTAGTCGCTTGGGGATTGCCTCTTTACTACCCGTCACAGACACAGGAGTTTTATCCAGCAAAGCAGATGACCTTGAACCCTATAAATCAAACCCTTTTGTCAATTCCTATCTCGAATACCAGAGCCTTGAAAAAGCGTCCTCTTTCGTTACAGGAATTACCTCAAACCGTGTTCATCCACGCTACAATCTTTTGGTAAATACAGGCAGGACAAGTTGTTCTAAGCCAAACTTCCAGCAGCTTCCTAAATTTGGAGGTATTAGAGAAATGTTTGTGCCTACAGAACCTAACGATACGTTTATAATAACAGATTATTCAGCTATAGAATTATCTACTCTGGCTCAAGTTGCGTACGATATGTTTGGATATTCTATCATGAGAGATCAAATAAATGATGGTGTAGATCTGCATAAATATTATGCATCTGTAATGAATGGATGCACTATTGAAGAAGTTACTAAACAGCAAAGACAAGAAGCTAAAGCAGCTAATTTTGGATTCCCTGGCGGGCTTGGTATAGATACGTTTATAGAGTTCTCTGCTGGGTACGGTTTAGATTTAACTAAAGAAAAGGCTCAGGAAATGAAAGATGTCTGGTTTGATGCTTTTCCAGAAATGCGTGAGTACATGAAAAATGAGATTGGAGAGATATTTACTGTAACAGGACGTAAAAGAGGAAATACCTCATTTTGTGCAGAGAAAAATACTCCATTTCAAGGATTAGCTGCTGATGGAGCGAAACTTGCACTATATAATTTAGTTAAAGAGGGATTTCGCGTAGTGGGATTTGTCCATGATGAGATTATTTGTCAGGTACCTAAAGAAAAGGCAGAAGAAATGCTTTTATTACAAGAAAAAATTATGATAGATTCAATGAGAGAGGTTGTTCCTGATGTATCCGTGGGTGTAGAATCCTCGATATCAGAATTTTATACAAAATAAGGCAGGTTATGCGCTACAGAGAAAGTATATTAGAAGCTATTTTAATAGAAAGAAAACTAGGTAAGACGTATAAAGAAATATCAGACAAACTAGATATATCTATTTACGAAATAAAAAGGGCTGTTATACATGGAGAAGAACCAAGGAAACGTAAGGTTAGAAAAAATAAAAATGGCAATATGGATAATGAATAAACTTATAGATATACATCCTATAATCTATACTAATCTTAAGAAAATATATGAGGAGGAACATGGAAGACGATTTTAAATGTGCTCGGTGTGGTAAGGATGATTGTGGTTTCCTTTTTGCAGCATCTAAGAACAGATATCCTATTGGAAAGGACTATTTTGTATGTGAGGATTGTTTTAAACAAATGGAGGGTATAGGTTTTGAAGACCATAGATTATATAAAGGAGATTCAAATGAAGTATAATATTAATGACATTCTAGCCTACAATCATCAGGGTTCTTTTATGGTAGGTATAGTAACTAAAATAACTATACTTGACGAAGATATATTTATATATAGTGTATCTGGACTAGATAGCTACGTAGATATACCAGAAGAAAGTATTGTAGCTCAATTAGGAAACGCTAAAGATATTAAGAGAGAATATGAACGAGCATTAAATGATTAATCTAGTAGAGACTATTTATTTAAATAAAGCGGACATGAGGAGGGCTAAGCAATTTACAGAAGCCCGGGTAAATGATAATGTAGAGCTGTATCAAAAAAGAGGCGGTTTTAAAGAAATCGATATATTGGCAGGGTCCTATGCGGAAATAGCTGTATATAAGATGCTTAAAGACAAAGGATTTCCTGTAAATAAGCCTGATTTCTCCATACACGAAGCTAGAAAGAAAAGCTTTGATCCTGATCTTTATGATGGCGTACATCATTTCCATGTTAAAGGACAGACTTTAGAGAGTAAGAGGATGTACGGGGCTTCCTGGATTATGCAGAGAACGGACCCTATTATAAATAACCCTAAACAGCTTCATTATATGGTTCCTTGTACGGTAGATACTGATACAGGACGTGTTGAGATTTATGGTGTAATGTCTATTAGTAGCCTTGTTAAAAACGGGTGTATTGGGGAATGTAAAAACTCTTGGTTTCAAAAGACCAAGATAGCTATTTACCTGGACCATATAGAAGGTATTTTAAGTGAATATGCTCGTTGGGGTTTTATAAGAATTGGATTAAGAAGACTAAAGGAGTACGGACATGGAAGATAAGGCTAAAGGGAAATTATCCACAGGCTCATTGAGGTATAATAATGATAAGCCAGGTTGTCACCATATAGCGCCAGGATTTATAATAGCTTTAGCTGATCTTATGACTGAATCAGCTAAGAAGTACAGTAGATGGAATTATGCTAAAGGACAGCCTTATACAGTTCCTTATGATAGTATTATGAGACATATACATTCCTTCATGAACGGTGAAGATAACGATATTGAAAGCGGTAGAAGCCATTTATTACATATTGCTGCTAATGCTATGATTATGTGGGTTACCCAAGAGTATCAAATTGACACTTATCCTGAATTAGACGATAGATTTAAGAAGGCGTTAGGGATAAGATGATATTTGGAGAGGAGCATACAGAAGCCATTTTAGCACCTTTTTTTGGGCATAATATCACCTCTATAATATGCTCTAACTATCCTATGACAGTTTTTGGTATGATTAAGTCTGCTTGTGAGGGTAAGTATCCTTTAACTTATATTAAAAGAATAAGGTCTAGTAGAAATAAAATTACCGGTACAATAAGAGTTATTTGTGAAGATACAGGACATTTACTGTATATTATTCTAAGGAGAAAATAATGAAAATTCCAAGAATTATGGTTTTAGACAAAGACGCTTCTGATCAAAGCGAGGTTTTAAACATTCAGTTAGACGAGGATACGCTTATAATACATGCATTAGAAGACGTTACTATAGCCTTATTAGACGGAGAGTTTCCTTCTGGAACCCTTGTTTTTAAAGCAGGGCAAGTAATAATGCTACCTTTATTTTCTGTGGACAAGGATGCGTAATATGTACCTTACTATACACCCCTCAGATTTATACTTTAAAATATATAAAGTTTATCATAAGAATGCTGATTATGTTAAATGTAAAATTTTATTTTTTTATAAAAGCAATGACAATATATGTTATTGGTTAAATCCTCAAGGCAGACCTAGATATTTTAAAATAATAAGAACTGTTTTTGACCAGTACAGGAGGTATGGCAGATGAGAGTTATGGACGTATTATTTATAGGAATGTTATTTATAATGACGATATCCGCCACGAACAGTGGCTTTATTGTTTTGGAACAGGAATTGCAGTCTATAAAATCAGTTTGTAGACAAAACAAATAGGAGGTTATATGAACTTATTTGGATTTATCAGTGATATTTTTAAGCCAGCAGTTAATCTTATTGATGAGATTCATGTATCAGATGAGGAGAGAGGTAAGCTTAGAAATGAGTTGGCATCTATCCAAGCACAGATGCAGGCTAAATCTGTAGAACTTATGACGGCAGAAGCAAAGTCTGATCATTGGATCGTAGCAGCATGGCGCCCCTTATGTGCCTTAGTGTTATTTACACTTATACTTTTAGACGGGTTTAAATTTGTTGATGCTCCTGCTCAAGTATATTCTTTGACTGAATTATTCCTTGGAGTATATAGTGGTGGGAGGAGTCTAGAGAAGATTGTAAAGGTGATTAAGAAATAAGAATATGAGAGAGAACATGTTAAGGAGAGAATCAATGACACAAACAGAACTAAATGATGCACTAAGATGGGCATCAAGACAAGGATATGTAGAAGTCGTGAAAGAACTTAAGAAGTACATGTAAAGGATACCTATGAAGAGAAGTGAAATGATACAAGAAATGATTAACTTATATAATTCAACGCCAGTAGAAGCAAGTGACTACCACACATTTGATATCCTACTAAGTAGGATGGAAAGATTAGGGATATTATGTAAATGGGAGCCAGAAGATGAGTAAAGAAACAACAGTATTTAGAGGATATATTTACCTGGCAATTTGTTCTGCTAGTTTACTGTACAGAGCATATTTAAAGGACACTGAAGGGATGATATTAACCATATTGGTGATACCTTTATGTTTACTAATGATTCTTCGGGATAAGTGATAAACAATATATATTTTAGATTAAAATAGCCCCTATTAAGGGGCTTTGTTATTTCTAGAAATATTTATCATTATTAATAATCGTGAACCTTTTTAGTAGATTTTACCCATTGCTTAGGCGGTGCTTGTACTACTTTATTTAGATCAGGTATAGTACCATTTGCTCTAAGATCATTTATAAATTGTACTCTTTGTGCGCCAGGTATGTCAGCCTGTCTAACTTGAGTTTCTAATTGAGCCTTATCTTCCTCACTGTAAACTAAGCCATCAAAGCCTATACCAGGTGCGAAGAATTTCTGAGCTTTAGGGTTCTTAGATAGAGTATCTAGAAATCTAGCCATTCCACCTGTGTTATTACTTTCTAGTAAATCAGTATATTCTGCATGTAAAGAGGGAAGTTTATCTTTTAATAACTTCTCTATATCTGTAGACTTCATTAATGATTGTTCTACGCTTCTTTGGATAGGTTCTTCTGTAAGGTTTATTTCAGCTATTGCGCTTTCTAAAGTTTTCTTAAATTTATCGCTATTTAAACTAGATGCTACAACCAATTTCTGTACAACAGGACTTGCTAAACCTCCCGTCAAGTGCTGTGCTACTTTTGGTAGACCTTGCGCTATATATGTAGGTGTATGAGGATCTCTAATAATCTTGTCCAGACCTAAAGCAATAATGGCTCCTGCTGGACCCCCTAAACCCGCTCCTGACCCTGCTATGGCAAGAGTTCTAAAGTTTACTTGAAGACCGGATAAGGCGTTGTCTGTAGTTTTAGATAATTTATCTGAAAGCATCTCTTCTACTTTAACAGAGTTTTGGTACCCTTTTCTTAGGTTTTTTACTTTACCTAAAATACCACTTGCATCCCCTTCTTTTACAGGAATAGAATCCAGTGTGTCATCAATTATATCTCCTATAGCAGAGGCTACTTTTCTCTCCTGTTCTTTAGCTGATGTTACATCTGCTCTATTGCTTTTATATATAGCCTGTATTCTTTTATTAATATTTGTCTGTAAGTCGTGTAACCTAGAAATCCCCCATGTCCCGTCCTCTACTGTCTCAGAAGTTACTTCTTTAACACCATCTTTTATAGTAGTCTTGATATTAACTTGTTTATATCCTAATTCATCTATAAAAGATTCTAATGATTTTCCTATCTCTCTATGCCCAGGGTCATCAGATAAATGAAATTCAGGGAGAACATCGTCTTTAAGGCGTTGTTTCATACCATTAAGGTCAATCTCTGGCTTATAAGTAGAATCTACCTCTCTATAAAAATTACCTATTTCTTTACCTACTTTTTGTTTTACATTAGTAGCTTTAGTTAACATAGCGGCTGTGTCATCACCGGCTTCAACAATTCCCATTTTTCTAATAGCGCTTGCAAATTCTTCTTTAGATTGCCCTGTTTTTTGTAGGTGTTTATATATATTACTAGCGCCCCATTTTTTATCTGTACCTATTAGCTGTGAAAGTGCTTCATCAGCCTTATTTGAAAGGAATTTACCTGTTTTTCTAATTCCTTTTCCTACAATATTTCCTACTTTGTCACCTACTAATTTACCACCTACACCTAAAGCAGCTCCAGTAGCCACGTCAGATAGACCTCTATCTTCACTTTTTGAAAGTGTATCCACCACGCCAAAAGCGGCTGCACCACCTAAACTAGCTCCTGCCAAAGGGACTGTTGCCAATGTACCTGCAAAACCACCGGCTCCTGTTAAATAAGGAGACTTTTCTTCAGCAAGGTTTATGGCGTCATTCATGTCACTCATGTTATTTCTATATTTATCTACAAAAGAATCAATACTTATAGGATCTTCTGAAGAAGCCATTTGTCCTATTGCATCTACGCCAGCTACTACATCTTTTAAGAAAGGGACACCTTCAACAAAACCAGTTGAAAGGGCTTCCCCCGTAGTAGGCTCAGGAGCTTCGGCTTTTAACTGCTCCTTTTGAAGCTCTGTTTTATACTCCATAAGCTCATCGTCTGATAACTGGGATAACTTTTCTTCTAAAATATCTTCTTGGTATCTTTCCATTATTTTTTCCTCTTAGCCATGATTTTATCTATTATACTCATTTGCATATCAATATTTACTGAAGCACCGCTTTCTTCTTCTTGATACAAGCCTGATTTCAAGGCTTCTCTTTTCATCTCATTTACAACATCTGCTTTTAATGGCTGACCTGTTTTTATAGCTTCTGCTATAGATGATCTGTGTCTTTGTAGTATTTTTCTAAAGGTTAATGACTTAGCTTTAAAAGTACCGTCATCATCTTTTACATTAGGTATGATATTAGCTAACCTTCTAGCCTCATTATCACTAACCTGAGCACCTGACATAGATTTTAGAAAATCGGCTTTTGCATTTTCTGTTTCTGTTCTTAAGGCAACGAATTCAGGACTAGCCATATCCATAGAGGACCCTAGTGACTGTGTCCTTCCTATAAGAGGTCCTGTGTTAACTTTGGCTTTATATCCGTCTATTGCATCTAATGCACTAAGAGAGTTTTCAAATCCTTTAACTGCATCTACTTGTCTATCACTTAAGGAAGAGGCTTGTTTTAAGCGCCTTGCTTCAGATGTAGTCAATTGATCTGCTGATTTTATGATTTGTTTAGTCACCGGATTAATTACGTTCCCAGATATAGGGTCTAATAAAGCAGGTGTCATATTACCATTAGCATCAGTTATAAAAGAATCTCTTAATTGCTGATAAGGCTTTGGTGCAGGACCTGCTAATGCCTTTTTTTCAGCCAGATTAAGTTTTTCTTCCTTCAGCTGCATTTCTCTTTCGTTAGTCTTATAATTTATAAAGGCGTCTCTAGCTTGCCCTCCGGCTTGATACCCAGCAACTATACCTGCGTCACCTTCTAAAACACCTCCTACTGCACCGGCAATTAATTGAGGAGCGAAGAACATAAGTGCTTCTTTAAACTGATCGGCAGAACTTTTAGCAGGGGTATCATCTCCAACAGCCTCTTTCTTAATCATTTTAGTAGTAGTTTTATCTATGGCTTTATCATTAGTTATATAGTTAATGGCTTTTTTCTTTTCAGAGTCTTTAATATCTGGGTTTTCAGTAATGCCTTGGGCAATATGTTCTTTATTATTTTTTAATATAGCTGCTTTTTCTTCAATACTAGGTTTTATTAGATCTTCTTTATTGTAACCTTCTAAATTAGGTAGTGTAGAATTAGCGGATATGTTATCCATTGATTTTCTAGCAGCCGCTAGTTCAAGTTTCTTCTTTTGTTCTTCGTCTAGTATCTTTGCCATTAGTAGCTCCCTTTGCCAAAATAAGGCACATTTCTTATATCTACATGTATATGTCTTTTATAAACTATAACTCCATTAAAGTATTTAAATGCTATCTTAGCCAAATCTGGCATATAGGTTAGACATCTTGGGAAATATAAATCCAGTGCTTTTCCTTGTATATGATAGGAACCTTTAACACCTCCTACTAACTTGTTTTTCTCAGGATACCTATACCCAGAAGATATCTTCACTTCACAAGCGGTTTCATTTTGAAACTTCTTTAAAGCAACCATTACCCTAGGGTCTATACCTTTTGAAAAAGATAGGTTTGATAGTAATAGCGTGATTAATATAAATGTTTTAATACTGTTATCCTGTTGTTAGTTACTGATATCACTCTATATCCATGTCCTAAGTGTACCATGATCTTCCTATTGTAACCATCTTTATTATGGTCAGTTAGATCCAAATTTCCTGTTATATATTTAGCACCTTCTGCTCTGGCGTGCTCTTGCATTTTTTTAAAGAAACTGTAACTCTTTCCTTTTTCAATAAGGCAAAATGCAATAAAAAACTCATCGCCATTAACGTAGTAAGCGTAAAAGCCGTCATTATCATGATATGTATCATACCCTTCTTCCTGTTTCCAGTACTTTGCTACCTTTTCCATTTAAAACCTCCAGGTTTTCTGCATCAGTTATCGTAGAACAATAATCTGTCTCGTCATAATCTGCAAATATTGTACCACACTCTGTAACTATTCTGTGGTTTTCATTACTTAGATTATATACAGGAAATATACCTTCCATAGGTATAGAAGTTTTACTATCACTTACCCTGATCCATTTACCTTCTTCCAGAACAGCATGCCCGCCAGCTACGACTATATCGTTATACTTATAAATAGTGCTTATTAATGATTTAGATATAGTATATACTACACCGCCCTCTAGAATAAAATCAGCAATGTCTATGTCTTCTATATTCTTAAGAGATCCATCTAACATCTTGATTTTAGTACCTTCAATAAAGCAAGAGGACTTACCTGCTTTAGCAGCCGCTATTTGTGCCTGAGACGCTTGTAAAGCCCCTCTTTCTGCGCTTCCCATTTGAGCAAATCCAAGACCGGCTTGTAAAGCAATGTCTTTTTCTTTAGCTGCCTGTCCTATATCAAAAGTTCTATTACTAGTAACCATTTGATTTTGCATTGCAAGTCCAGACATCTGAGCCTCTCTGTTACCAATAAGAAGATCTCTTTGAAGGTTTCCTCTAGCTTGTATACCTGCCTGGGCTATTTGACCTAATTGAGCACCTGCTGCTTGACCTTTAACACCTGATCTAGCCAAAGCTGCTTGTGCTGACCGGGATTGTGCTTGAGTACCTGCATTAATTGCTTCTAAGCCTTTTTCTCCCCTGGCTTGAAACTCCGCTGAAGAATATCCTTTAGCAAGCTCTGCCGCCTGTGCTTCCATTCCTTGTATAGTTTTATCTGTACCTAATCTACCTAGACCTTCAGGACCTATAACAGCTTCTCCAAATTGTGCTCCTCTAGTAATATCCTGTTGTAGGGCAGTAGGTGATACACCGGCAGCTTTAGCAACTCTTCCTGAAACAGTAGATGTATCTATATTGTTATAAGCATCTTGTTTGGCTTGTTCCGCAGCGGTCGCTGTATCTGCTTTCTTTGTCTCCATTTTTTTAAGATTTTCACTAAGCTTAGATAGATCTCCAAAACCGCTTCCACCACCTGTACTATTTCCCATTAAATACTCCTATTTAAAAAATATAACTTTTATAGTTACTGTTACTGCTCCATTATTATATAAATACAAGAAATCATTAGTCCACTCAGTAGTGCCTTTAGTTATAAGACCATTACCCTCTTGTGACACTATTATATACCTAGTAGGCGATATATTCAATTCATTTCGGACCCTTACCTCTGTAGTAGCTGGTAATTCCACGGTTTTTTCGAAGGATATAAAGTTATCTATAAAGGATAAATCCCTTAAACCTACAGATAACTGTCTTGTTAGATTTACTATATCTTTAATCCTTTCCAAGTTAAATTTCATATTACTCCTTCAATTGTATGTCATAAGGAGCAGCTATTTCTAACTCATACCCAGAAATTAATATATTTTGATGTATTTCACTATTACTAAAGATAACTCTAAGAGACTTAGCTTTTTTACTGGATAACTTACTCATTAACTGCTCTAATCTAGATTCTCCCCAGTTAAAATGTCCCCAAGGGGTTATGCCCCATCCTTCTATACCCCCTGAAAAATCTAGAGACAAACTAGCTTCCGTAACAGGTCTATAGTCGTGTTCTGTATCAATAGCTAATTGAAACTTATCTGACTCAAAATCATTTATAGTTCCGTCTAAAGAATGTACCTTTATCCTTAAGAACTTCTTAAATATAGATGGTTCTCCCAGAGCTTCCCAGTGGGTTTTGTAGTTAAATGATATTCCGGTTACATGGTCTGCATAATCATCTGAAGAACCAGTGTCCAACAATTTATAGGTATACTGTTTAGATAGTGAATCGCTAGGATCTATAGCAAAGCCTGATGTGTAAATGTTTCCATTGTATTCTGCTATTCCTCCAGTAAAATTGATAGTGTTCCACTCATACCAGGCTTGTCTATATAAGTCGTATACTAATATAAAAGAAGTGGTTTCCATATACTTATTTGAGCTTCCATCTAAAGTAAATATAGGTAGGTGTATCATATAAAGGTCTTTTTCTATCCAGTAATGGGCTATAGCCCTTTTTGCGGAATATGATCCCGGGAATTTAGGCTCTATTACTTCACTTTCTTTTTTAGGACCTTCCCTGTTTACAGAGTAAATACCTAGTTTGCCTAAAAACCACACTCTGCCTTCTAGTTCTTTTATAGTAGCGTTTGCCACACAGCCTACGCCATCATCAGCCATTCCGTCTATTTGGAATTGATCTGTACCTAGGTCACCTGTACAAGTTATTATTGATCTTGGTTTAAATACAAACAAAGTATTATCCAGAGACTTGATTCCACTATTACCGCCACCTAGCCTAGCTTCTGTTATAAAAGACTGGTCTGTAGGAAAACTCTCGCCATCGAAGTCACTGTAGTATACAGTATTTACATTCTCTCTATCTCCTGTCATGACTAATTGCCCTCGCCAGACATCAATATATCTGCATGAAGGAGGTAGTTCCGGTATCTTTATGGAATCTATTTTATCTATAAGAATAGCGGAGTCAGCGTTTACATCATCGTAAGCTACTGTTGCTGTTGTAGCGTCATTAACAAATTCTTTTACTAAGTAATATATAGCTCCACCTGATTTTGTTCTCCATAAAGTGAGCTTTGTCTGGCTTATAGTATCTCCACTAGTAACGCCCACTAGGCTATCTACTACTACAGTAGTTGCTGTAACAGATACTACAGACCTTTTTACAACTTCTCCGGATATAGAGTCATTTATATATACTTCGTCCCCTGCTAACAGGTCATGTCCTGTTGCAACAGATATTGTTAGAGTAGATGCATTAGTAGAGTCACAAGTAGCCTCCGCCGTACCATATCCTGAAGCCGCTGTTAAATGTGTCATTGTTATAGTTCTGCTATCAGAGCCTGCACTAGTAAAAGATACAGTAGAGCTATCTTTACTGGTCAATATATTTTGTTTAGCGTCTGTATGTTCATAAGTGTATTTCCAAGAGTAATTCCCTGCTGTTAAAGCAGATCCTGCTCCTACCCCCTCTGTAGGGGTTGTAGGTTTAGGAAGACCTGCTTTGTATATCCTGTTACCATCATATTTATGTAGAGCATCATAACCATTTGCTATGTATAATACATCTAACAGTTGGGCATGACTGGCTATTTCAAAATCAGCGTTCTGTCTAGTAGCCCAGTGAGCTGTAAAAGGAGTTGTGTATGTACCTGGTGAAGGTATTAGTTCCCAGGTATAATAATAATTATCTACGCCTATAGAATCTAGGTTTTTACTTCTAACTATTTTTGAGTAAGCAGCTGGGGTTGATCCTGCGTCTGTTATTGCCATAGAAAAATCTGAGACAGCATCTACGTTTGTCTTTAAATTAGATATGGTTACAGGACTAGCCTCTTCCCCGGTACCTAAGTCTAAAGCTAATACATTAGCATTGTTATCGTACATATCAAATTTAAATATAGCTGTATCTGGATCTAAATATAAGTCATAGTAAGCGGTGTTTGATCCTGTATATGTTATAGTAAATGTCTGTTGAGTATATTGATACAAAGAATCGTCTATACTTAATAACTCTTCGGTTATGGTTCCTGTACCTAAATCTACGTTATTGTATTTAATAAGACCAGCTCCGCCAGTCCCTATCTCTGTATTTATCTGGAACCCATTTCTTTTGGTTAAAGCGCCAGTTTGGCGTAACAGGACGTTAGTAGCACCTGTAGCGGCATTGCTATTTCTAGTAAGGTCAGATACCCTTAAATCTAGTCCTAATATATTGTTATAGTATTTACTTATAGTGTTTGCCAAAATGATCTCCTAGAACCAAGAATCGTCATCACTTATTATTTCTGGTATCTCCATGATGTCGTCAGATATTTCTGCATAAGCTGATAGTATATCTGTTTCCATAGAAAGTAATATTTCTTGCTGTACTTGTAGATCTGTTATATTACTATCTCTCTGAAAGATTTTTAAAGTAGCATATGCTATTAAATACCTTTCTACTAACTCATCTAATTCTGTATGGGTAGAACTATATTCGCCAGCTACAACATAGTTTCCAGCTTCTATTGTTTCCCCGGTGTCATATGTGAATGACCCATCTACAGTAACTACTCCTGTTCCTGTATCTATGTTTGTATATTTTATATTAGCCATTTTTACATTCCCTTCTTCATCACAGATAGAAAGTCTTGTAAATTTATCTAGTTCCGTCCCATCTACTGTATCTGTAGATACGTTAAGAGAAAGGGCGGTTATAGTATTGGTAGATGAGTCTAAGGTGACACTTGCTACAGAACCTCTTCTTAAGTCTAATTTAGGAAGCTTATGTGTATAAGTTATTCTAAGAGATCCCGTTGAAGAACTAGGTATAGGTGATAATAGTATTGCTCCAGACTTTCTAATATATTTAGAAGGTGATCCTTTTCCTGAGCTTGGTCCAGAACTCCTTTGATATAAGGAGGCTGGTCTTAAAGGGTAGTAATAACTATTACCGCTAGATTGTGATGTAAACTCTACCTGAGTAACTTTATTACCTATAAATGATTTTACAGGTAAAGTATATGCTTCTTGATTAGCTACTATAGAAGTAGTGTATTCAGTTAAAAATACTGAAGGGTGTTGTTGAACAATTAAATTATGTATTCTATACTGAGCGTCGTTAATAAATCTTAAGAACTCTGCATCTTTAATACCTACTGTATCAGAGAAATCAGTATTTTCTGTAGATTGTCTCACGTCGTCAATAAGATATTTTACGTATCGTGTCATTATAAGATCCTTATCTGATTGCCATTCTTACACCCATTTGATGAAGTGCCTCGCCTATTCTTTTTTCTTTATCTTCTGCTATCTTACCTAGGTTTGCTTCTTTATTAGCCTCTATTTTAGCGTTAGCTGCTTTACGGGCAGATGATGCCGAAGCTGCTCCCATGACTGCGCCTGCGACTGCTCCTACGGCTGCTCCATAAGGTCCGAAAGAAGCACCTGCTGCTGCCCCTGAAAGCGCTCCTCCTGCCATGCTAGATCCTGTATCTTGATTACCGCCTTCTTGAGACTGTCCTCCGCCTAAGACACCTTTCGCAAGTTTGGCAGCAGCTATGTACTTACCAGTTTTTCCTGACCCTTCCTTCTTAGCCGCTACTTTATCAGCACTTGCTGTTAGTTTACCTGTAGATGTAGGTCTATTTTTTACAGCCTCTTTAAAACTCTCATTTTCCCAAAACGAACTCATGTTATTCCTTTATAACTACATACGTCATAGACGCTGTATTTCCTGTGGAGGTTGTAGCGTACTCTAAATCACCTGCATTTACGGTAAATGTAACACCTACATCTGTACCGTGAAAACTCTCACTTGGCACAGTATCTACATCATTAAATCTTACCACACCTGATTGAGTAACTCCATTTCTAACTATTCTATAATGAACAGCACATGACTCATCAGTAGATAAAGTAACTATACCAGCAGTAGTGGCTGCTTGGTTATCTGCTAATGTAACTGCACTAGCTAAAGTGTTTATTAAACTTGTAGAGGCTGTCTCTATGTTAGCTGAAACTACATTGGCTCCTAGCTCTATTTTATCAGAAGCGTTTACTTTTAAAGTCTCTATATACGCTGAATCAGCGGCGTTTCTATGTTGTAAAGAAACATTGTTTACTAAGGCGGCGTTAGCTAAATCGGCACCTACTGCTATTTTATCTGACGTATTTACTTTAAGTAGATTGATGTAGGCAGAATCCGCGTTATTACGACCAGTTAGAAACGTATCATTTATGATAGCCAGGTTTGCTAAATCTGCTCCTAAAGCAATTTTATCTGAGGCGTTCAATAGTATAGTAGATACATAAGCAGAGTCTGCTGCATTTCTATGTTGTAAAGCTATGTTATTACTTAATTTAACAACAGTGCTAATTTCGGGATTAATAACTAGTTTATCATCTGTCCCTATTTTTATAGTAGATATGTCACCACTATTAGCAAAGTTTCTAGCTCTAATATACTCGTCGTTATCTAGTCTTATTTTAGCACCAGTAATAGCATCGGCACTGATAGCTCCTGTTGACAAAGGTGTTCCTGAGCCAGATCCTGAGTGATCATGCTCTGCTATTTTTAAAAATGTATCTGTTCTGAGAGTATCTCCCCAGTCAGTGCTTCCTAAAGTCGGAACCTTTATGACTAACTGTTGAGCCGTTCCTAAAGTGATATATGCCATCTATTTCTCCTGTGTAGTTTGAGAAAAACGCTTGCCTTGCTCTTTAGAAACTTTGTCTCTATATTCTTTTCTGGCTCGTTTAGCTGCTGCTGATTGGTCTTGCTCAGGGGCTTGGTATTTACCTTGACCTTTAGCCATTATGAAAAACTTTCTGCCTAAGCTTCTTTCTCTAGGGTCGCTCATTTCCTGCTCCTTTTAAACGCTTTTTCTATTCTATTCTTTCTTTTAATCAAATCTGCTTCTTCCTTAGATCCTTCTTCTGTTCTTTCTATTTTATGACCAAAATCAATCATTTGCGTACTATATAGGTCATAGGATTTTTCCCTGGCTGCTTTTGCTGCGTCCCGGGCTTTCTGTTTCTTTACTAAAATAGGGTCTTTCATAATATATCCTATAAAGGGTTATTTGTTTTAATATTGGTTCTTAGTACTAAATACTGATTCCATTTAGTAGAATCTCCTAATTCTTTTTCAACCAAAGCTTCTTTTAATAGATCATCTATTTTAGCGTATTCTGCTTTTCTTTTATCTAAAGCTTCTTTTTTTACATAATCAGCATTCAAGGATAAGTCTTCTTCTGTGATTATGTACTCTACATCGTAAAAGTACTCAATTCCATCTACTTGTTCAGTGAGAACCTCTTCTGTTATTGAATCAATGATAGCTTCTTGCAGAACACATGCTTGTGAACTAACAAATCCTTCTAGAGGGGTTTCATCCTCTGGAAGTCTATTTGAATAAGCATTTTTACCCCATGACTCTTTAGCTATTTGCTTATCTCTCCAAGATTGAGCTTCTTCTTGAGTTTCAAAAGTTGCACCAAATTGGCGACCATTTACATTGTTGATTACTGTTATTTTATACATTATTTAACCCTATGAAATGTTAATACGTTATTTAAAGCTGATGAAGTTAGTGTTAAACTGGACCCTGCTGAGTTGGTTATTTCAAAAGTATCTCCCTTACTTACTGGAACCTCAAAAGGTACTGTTACACTATTTGCAGTAGTACCTGCTTCAAAAACTTCCACCTCTGTTCCGTTTACTTCTATACCAATTTCTACTACAGAAGATGAACTAGGTTTCACCTTCACTGATCCAGATATAATACCATTTTTATTTACTGTATAGACTCCAGTAGAACTATTATATGAACCTGAATCACTGGTAATGATATTATTAAATATAATAGGGCTTCCTGCGGTTACTGTAAGACCTGAGTCACATGTGACTCTTACTGCTTCTCTTTCAGTTTCTAGTTGTGTTTGTGGGGAAGCGAATTTTGTTATGTTTATTCTATGATTTGTACCAGTGACTAAAGTTGTAGAAGCATTGAATCTAACACTTATAACATCATCTTTGAGTAAATAAAGAGTCTTATTTCCATTAACAATATCATTATTATCTGTTTTACCTACCCATCCATCATTAGAACCATTAACCCAAATCCCATAATAGTCATCTTTTGCTACCGTATGCAGTATTATATCCACATGGTAATCTCCAGTCTCAGGAACTGTAAATTCTGTACCAGACCATGAACCAGTTGTATCTCTACCCGTAGTACTAAAAGGTATTGCTGTATTAGCGCCTATAGTCTCATTTCCATTTGAATAAGCAGATACAACTATTTCTCTTCCACCAAGATCTTCACTCATTTTTGCATTAGATGACCAGCCTTGAATTGGTACAGTGAATGTCATTTGTATATCATAAGTTCCTGTATTAAATGGATGAGTACCTGCGTTCCACTCTCCTATACCACTAACATCATTAAATATATATGCGGATATACCTAGGAAACTTCCAGAAGATTCTTGAAGAATTGAAGTACCTTCATATCTAGTACCATTTACTGTAATAGCTGCATCTCCTAGATTTTTTCTAGGTGTTGAAGAAGTATTAAAAGGGTATTTAGTTGAATCTATGGTCAAACCATTTGGTAGTTGTATATAATAACTTCCAGTACCATTTGTACCTGCTGCACTCTGATATATAGAAACATTCCCTTCTAAACTATCTCCTACTCTTCTGTAACTTAAGTTAGTTATCCCGGTAGTTCCCAGTATAGGATCTGCTGTAGTACCTTTGACAACTGGAGTAGTGGATTCCCAATCAGTAACTATCGTACCGAAAGCTAGATTAGTTGGTCCTACCTTTACGTTGTCAAAGAAGACATCATAAGCAGTAGCGTTAGTTGAACTAACATGAGCAATTAGTCTATAAGAAGTTGAATCACTTGCTGTTTGGAATTGAGCATAATGAGTACCTTTACCGCCTTTCAGATCTTCACCATTAATGCGAATTAGTGTGGCGTTAGTTACATCATATACTGATAAACGAATATCATCATCTGCATACCCAGCATGGCTTGCATCATAGTCAAAGCTAATTGTTTGTTTCTTAGCTTTATCAGCCTTATCAATAGTAAAGGCGCAAGAAGCTCCTTCACCTTGAGCATTATTTGCCGTTTTAGCTAATTTAAAATCAGCCGTATCTCTTAAAGGTGTAGTAGTGTTTTGGGTAAAAGTAGTATATAAGGCTGTCCCACCGGTTCCGTCTACAGCATTTTCGCCAGCAGCATCTGCGTATGTAACCCAATCCCCTATGCCATTCTCAGCATTGTTATTATCATCAACCATATAGTTAATACCGGAACTGCCTGCTCCTCCAAATTCCGCCCATGCACCGTCTTTATATTGCCACATACCTTTAGCTCTGGATGTACCGTCTGAGTAAAATTGATCTCCCTCAGCAGGGTTACTAGGATCGGCTGATTGTGGATCTAATTGTATGCCTTTCTTAAATTTTGAAAACCCATCGCTCATATTTATTCCTTTTCCTTATTGACTTCTTGTATAATTTTACTTATCAATTGACTGACTTCATTATAAGGCTTTAACTGTAAATAGTCTATAACTTCTTGTAATACCTGTAAGTCTATTGTAACTTCTTGTTTTTTCACTATGCCTCCTCTAATTGTATTATGCTTACCTCTGTATATATCTCAACCTCTCCCATTGAAGATGCTATCCCTAATCCAGTAGATGCTGACGTAGAAGAGCACCTATGTCTGACCTCATAAGTGGTAGGAACTGTTAATACAGCATATGCTGTAAAAAACGATCTTTTTGTAGAACTTGTGCTACCCGCTATAGTAGCATAAGAACTCATTCCTTGAACTTTAATCATTGAATTTGTTATGTCATATAATTGTACTTTATGATAATTAACATAATATGCTGGAGCAGATCCCCATATAAGATATGTCCCAGGCTGTATTGTGAACTGATTAGAATTTAAACTAACTATATCAGTATCTCCTTCTATAGTATTTAATGTTCTAGTGATAAATGAACCTTGAGTAAAAGTTCCTCCATTAACTCCTGAAGGTTTTTGATCAGTTATTACTGCCTTTTTCTTTCCCTTTACTGCAGGTAATAAATTTATTTTAGTAGACATATTTTCCTTATAATCTTAGAAAAAACCCTGTTACAAATACTTCGTTTCCATAGTTACAACGAACTCCTTGGAGTGTTCCAGAACTAGCTTTGTACACCTGTATTTCATATGTTGTGGCAGTATTTACAGTGAGTATTCCTTGTAACTCCATAGTAATTGTCACATCGTCAGCGATATTACTACTTCCTTTAATGGCAGTTAAAGAATTATCCACATCATACAACCTGCATGCAGAGACTCCTGAAGCAGCATTTTGTTCATGAAATATTTTTACAACATAAGTCCCTGGTTGTATTGTTATTTGATTAGCTGTTATACTAGCTAAAGAAGTGTCTCCTTCTACACTGTTTACATATACTACAGACCATACTTTTCCAATTGTAGGTGCTCCTTCAGTATTAGTAGGGACTTCTCTTTTTACTAAAAAAACATTTGCTTCACTTGGTATAAATGGTAAATCTTTTATCTTACTTGCCATAGGTCCTTATAGTTTTAATATTATTAAAGAAGCATATATATCTACTTGTCCAGAGAATATTCCTGATGAAGTGCCAAATCCAGATGTCCCGAAAGAAGTTAAACATTTATGTTGTAATTCGAATGTTGACGCTGACCCTATGTTTAATGTGGTAGATAGTACTGATGTAGGACACTGAGCTCCTTTTGAAACCTTTTCAGCAGTTCCTACTGCCGCTACACTAGAGGTCGTAACATTATAAAGCCTAGTTTGATGTTGATCAACATCCCTAGCAGGTGCCGTTGCATATATCATATATGAGCCTGCTTGCAGACTAAATTGATTGCTTGAGATACTAACTACTCCTGTATCCCCTTCTATGGTATTTAAATCCCTTGTTCTCCAAGCACCACTAGTAAAAGTACCTCCTTGTGTCGCAGCGGGTTTCTGATCATATATGACAGCTTTTTTAAGACCTGGAGGAGGAGGTAATTTTATCAGCTTTGTAGCCATTACTCAGTACCTTTACAAAGACTTCTATATACTGTTAATGTCCCTGATCCAGATGTAGAGGTGTATATTAATCTAACCCATCTATACCCTACACCCTGAGCGTTCCAAAGAATATCACCGGCTTCTGTTACTGATTCTTCAGATCCGGTTATGTCTGTCCAGTTAGAGGGTGTTCCTGCATCTAAAGACCCTTGTAACTTAAACTCTCCTACAGGAGTGCCTGTGAAAACCAGTTGTATACTATATTCTGTACACCTTTCTACAAAGATCCCACTTGATGTAAGTGAGGATGCAAGACTCGTGCTGCTTAAAACTAAATCACCTGTTTCAACTCTCATTATATCTCCTCTGGTTTAGGATATAAATCCTTAATTCTTTGAATTTCTAAATGCCATGCTTCTAAACCGCCGTGAAAAATAATATCTAATTGATCTGCCATAGAAGGGTAGACTGCTTGTCTTAATCTAATATACTCTGTGTCTTCAAACTGCTTTTTTAAAAAGGCATCTTTTATTTCTACGGCTGTTAATAATGTATCGGCTACATTTTCAGGAAGTTCTAAAAGATCCTCACACCATTTAGTAGCGTTAGCTACAGAAGGATACGCACTATGTACAGCTCCGTTTTGGTCCCAAAGTAACTGTATTCTTTCTTTTATAGTCATATTTTTCCTAATAGTTTAAGTATACTTATTATTGCACCTGATGTTACTGATACATATATTAACACATTTTTAAGGAAAAGAAGAGCTTTTCTAGGTTCTTCTAATAACTGTATTCTTTCTTGATTATCTCTGTGTAATTGTTCTAAAACGTCTGTCCGTCTCATGTGCTCGGCAAGATTGGCATCTATACGATCTAACCTTTCATTAACAGAGTCTTTAAGGTCATCTATTCTATGAGTTATTAATTTTATATTATCCATAATATCCTTTTGTTCTAATAAAGAACGAGCCTTTTTTTGTCATGCTCAGGACGAGGCGTGGAGGACCGCCCCCTAGAATACTATGCTCTTTCAGCTATTTTACTTCCGATAACTAGAATGTGACAAATAGCATCTTTTGCTGTAGTTCCATCTGTAGAATCAAAAGTGTTAACAACAAATACAGAGGAAGAAGTGATTGACACTTGAGCCACTGAATCAGCCGTTGCAGTAGTAACTAAAACTGAATAGTCCCCAGAAGTCATTGCTTCACTTAAAGTAACAGTTTTTACACCTGTACCAGTATCAGCTACACTTACTTGGTTTTTATCTAAGCCTGTAACAGTTGCTCCGTCAGCACTTACGATAAATGTTAATAGTTCTACTTTTCTTTGATTTGATTGAATTGATCTTTTCATTGAATTCTCCTGTAACCCTTATGGAGGGAGCGGTCTACCGCTATTGTTAAAAGGGGCTTTTACACCCCCTCATTTATTTTGTACCTATACAGCTAAACCAGATAGAATACCTTGGAAGTGTGGGTTTATAAAGAAGTCACAGTATCCACCGTAACGAGCTTCATAACTATCACCTGCTTCTCTTAGGAATACAGTACCGTCTTCGTCAAACCACTCGAATCCACCTGGACGACAGTTTAACTCAATGTGCTTATCATTAAGGAAAAGCATATTATCATCAGATACATACCTAGAAGCCAAAACAGGGATAGATCCGTCTGGACTCATATACTCAACACCATTGAAAGAGATCTGTCCTTTGAAAGACTTATCTTTTGCAGGAAGAGGATATCTCTTGTGATCTTCTAAAAGGTTAAGAAGTTTTGTATACTGGTGAAAAGAAGTTAAGATAAGGCTTGGAGACTCACCTGATTGTCTTTTAATGTTGATAACAACATCATTCATAAGATCAGTACTAAGAGCAGCTCCTGCCACAGCTTTATTATATGATTTCCATCTACGACCGATGGTAATACCTTTGTAAGATCCTGAAGAAGCTTGAAGAACACCTTCTAAACCAGCAAGCTCATTATCTTTAGATCCTTGCATATAAACTTTATCAGAAGCACCAAAAGGAGCTGGGATACCAGTATCACCGATAACGTCAAGTCTTGCAGAAGATCCTGTAAGTTTAAGAGAAACAGCTACAGATCCCGGGACAGCAGAAGTAACTACGATATCAACAACTTCAAGAGCAGCAGTAGTTTCAGAATTGATTTGAACTAAATCACCAATTTCGATAGTTTCGATATCAGCTTGGTTATAAACACCTGATTGATCTAGTTCAATAACATATGGATCAGCTGTAGAGCCAACGCCAGAACAGTTAGAGTTTGAAGCAGAACCAGTAACAAGAGTACCAGAACCATCTATAGGTGCTCTAGTGATCATTCTTTCTAAGTTTCTGTTGAAAGATTTAGTTGCAATCTTAACAGGAAATTTAGTCATACGAACAAAAGAACCTTCGTCAGTTTTAGTTGCTTTCATTGTTTCACGGTCAATGCTTGTAACAGCATAAAGTTTTTTAGTCGTAAGAGTAGCCTTACCAACTTTGTTTTCGTTAGCAGTTGGAAGAGAACCAGCACCAACACCACCACCGATAGATTGGATTACAGGAATCTCAATTTGATTACCTACGAAATCTTGTTTTTTGTTTATTCTTGCGAATAATACGTTATCCATATTGAATTGTTTTTCAATTAGCTTACCGTATTTAACTTTCATTAAATTAGCTTCGTTTGAAGCCGAATAAGTCCATGTGCTAATAAGTCATCCTTTGTTTTTCCTCGACACTAAGTCTTTGAGGATTAGTTTATATTAATTTATTACTTTTACTTCTATTCTGAAACCTAGAAACTATTTCTAGAGTCCAAGGTACATGTAAACCACTTACATTATTACCTTTTAGAGGAACTATGTGATCGACTTCATAGATCTCCTCAGAATACTTGTTTAACCAAACACAATCTAGATATATAGACTCGGTAGCTGTATGAAACATATTATTTAAAGAACGATGTTTCACTAAGTAATATCTCTGTCTTGCATTTTTAGAAGCTTTTCTTTTAGGGTCTTTATTCCTAATAAGGTCTTTTCTTCTTATGCTATCTAAATTTCTATGCCTACTCATTCTATTTATTAACAGAACCCTGTCCTTATTCTCTTCTCTATATTTAGAAGAGTACTTTTTTCTACACTCTTTGCAAGAAGGGTATCTACCATCTCTAGTAGAGGAATCCTTTGTAAAGCATGTAAGTGACAATGTCTCACCACATTTAGAACAAGTCTTCATTTTATATCCAGTCTTCTAGTTCGGGATCAATGTCCTCTGAGACTGGGTTAGTTTGTTTAACTTGTTTTTTAGAAACTTGTGTCTTCTTTGACTCTAATTTCTTAACTAATTTTTCCTGTGAAGAAGATTTCTTAACTGTTTCCAATGCGTTTAGAAGTACTTCTTTTAAATCATCTTCCGTAAAATCCGGATACTTTTCCTTAACATTTACTAACTCTTCTATCCACTGTTCCTTATTTTCAAGTTGTTCTCCAGAGAGATTTATAACTGACTCCGCTTGTTCATACATTCTACCATATTTGATAGTGTCTGCTACAAGTTCCGGGGTTAGTTCTTCACCTTCTGTAAGATTCTTTTCCAAATGAGAAGAAGCTTCATTCCAAGTTTGTTCGTCTATCCCGTTAGCTTCCCGAAGGTCATTTACAAGTCTACTGGCTTCCTCTTGGGTTTGGCTGTAGGCTTGCTTCTTTAGTTCGGACTCACGTTGATCCTGCAAATATTTATTCTGACTACTAAGTAGTTCGTTTTGAACTTCAGTAGATGTCATTTGATCTCTTCTGATTATCTCTGGAGTAAGGGCGGCAATAAGTTGCTCTTTCATCATATAAGGAGGAATTCCTGCGAACTCTCCTAAATATGCCATTGCTCCTAAAGAGTCTCCGTTTTTTAAAACGGCTGCAAAGTCATTAATGTATCCATTGATCTCATTAGTGTCTGCTTCTAGCTTCTTACTCTTAATGTCATAATCAGTAAATCGACGGGCAATTTCTTTTTGACCTATATAATCATTTTTAAGGTCTTTAAGTGTAACTATCTCGTCATTAATCTTTAATTCTAAAGATCCTTCTTCAATTCGTTTATTAAGTTCATCCACTCCGACTTCGTCTTCACTGTCTTCTGTAGATTCTTCTTTATCTTCTTCTCCGCCGCTATCTTCGTCTTCTGAATCTTCACTTGCGACAACTTCGTTTTTCTCTTCTTCTGATGTTTCTGATGAAACATCCTGTTCATCACTCCCTTCATCAACTTCGTCAAACGGGTCTGATCCTTCTGCTTCTGTTGTAGGTTCAATCTCTACAACATCATCAAAGGGGTCCGTAGACATGTCTACTTGATCCATCATAATTTCCGATATGCTACTATCGCTCATACTCATTCCTCCATTACTTGTACTATAGTAGTACTATTTAAAATAAAAATCAAGTTATTGATTATTTATATCCTCTTTATCTACCCCAGGTATACTTCCTGTGACGGGTTCTCCTCTATTAGATTGTCCATTTACCATAGCAGCTTGGTGTTCTGCACTAAAAGGAGTAGGTGCCCCTTCATGGTAAAAAATAGGAAATAGCTTTAAATTCGCTACCTTAGCTTGAAATAAAGGATTATTAGCCATTTTCTCTATGATTAATTGCTCTGTTATTTTTATATGCATTTTCATAGCTTCTTTAATTTCAGGAGTAGCCTCTTCTTTAAAAGATCTGGATTGTACAGATCTCACATGACTTTCCCAGTGTGCAATATGATCTTCCCAGTCTTCAGGCATTCCGACAGGTTCTCCGGCAAAGATATCTTCATTTTCAGAATCTGCTGCTTGAATTGCATCTGTAGATAACTTAGTCATTCTCTCAGAACTGCCTAAATCTAATAGCTCTTCCCATCGCTCAGGGCTAAATAAATTAGGATTCCTTTGCATTGTATCCATAATTCTTTGGATCTTAGCGGATTTTGTTTCTGGTAGTCCTGTAGAGTTATCAAATCTTATATCATAGTCTTTATTTAGATTTGCGACATCAAAATGCTTGATAAGGTGTTTATTAGAGTCTCCTACAATTCTTAACATTCTGCCATCGTCTACATTGTAATAATCACCTGCGATAGCTACTGACATCTTAGCAATATCTAAAACCAGAAAGCTGTGCTTTGATATATCTGTTGAATTACGTTCATTCTCTAATTCGTTTAAGAATTGAAGGGCAGATGCTGCTGTAATTCCTTTAGGAACCTCTCCACGGCTTATACCATGGTTACCATATACAGTTTGCATATCTTGTTTTATTTGTTCTCTAAAAGCATATACCTCAGCAGGATTGCTTGCTACTTGAGCCAGTTGAGGAGGTATAGGACCTTGATATTGTACTATAGTATTATCGTTACCTAATTGCTCTATTTTACAAGCACCTTTAGGCATAAGCCATTTTGCATGGGCTGTTAAATAAATATTCTTTGCTATTAATGTAGAAATATTATCATACATTTTTTGTAAGGGAAGAATTGTCTCATAGGCAGATACACCATTCAATACACCAGGAACATCCTGGTCTGTAAGACGTACAAAGTTATTTTTATCGTGACTAAACTTCTCTTCTTCTTGAAATAGAATACAATCATTTGTACATTCTATATACACGTTTTTATGATTTAATTCACCTATTTTTTTATGGAAAAACTTATATACAATAACGTGCTCTTCTAGGAATCTATCTTCTAAAGACTCTATGTCAAAAGTTCTTAAGTCATCATTAGATTTAATTAACTTAGCTTTATCTGGATATTTATCCTTAAGCTTCTGTACTTCTTCCACAGTAATTCTAAAATTATATTCTACGTCCTCTATATTTTGTTTTCTTTGAAGAAGAACTCTCCAAGGTAATTCAATATCGTAACATATGTCACCCGTTTTAAGAGGCTTCTCTGTATTATATGTAGACCCATCAGGTAATTGAATTTCTTTTATACCTGCGTTTCTAGCTTCTACATAAGCAGGATCTAGGTCTCCTTTTTCTTGATCATAATCAATATATAAGAAGCTTTCTCCAAAAATACGTGCATGTCTGTGCATTTGCTGGATAATAAAGTCTAGATTATTCATGTAAAATAGATGTTTAATTAATAACCCGACTACCCTTGCCGAAGCTTTGTCCTCATATTCATCATTCGATGGGAGAACTTCCACAGCCGGTTTTAGTCGGGTCATTTGTGAGACTTTCATTTCTGTAAGATCTCTCAGGTGGTTAACAATAAACTTGTTAAGTCTGCTGATCCTTCTTACTCCATTATCATCTCTAGAGCGCTCCCATCTATTCAGGCTTAATCCACGGTACGCTGTTAAATTCATTCGCTGATTGAGTGTTCGGGTCTTCGCGTTATAGGTAAGAGCTGTCCTGACTTTGTTAAGCCAAGATAATAATTCTTTTTCATTCTTCTTATTATATACTTTATAAAAAGGTTCTATTTTTTCTGATAGTTCATAATCATCAATTTCATCAAAAAGATCTGACATTTTTTATCCTTATATTGAAAATATTTCTTTATCTTCATCTGTTAAACTAAACTCTGGCATCTCTGTCTCGATCTCTTCTTGATAGAGTCTTTGCTCTTTCTTTATAGCTTTTTCTGAAGTCGCCCATTTACTTAAGTATTCTTCATTAGCTTTTTCTATCTCTGCATCCACTGGCATCATCTGTACTGTGTGCGTAGATTTGTCTCTAGCTATTATCATAATGACGCATATTATAGACAATATTAGAGATATTGTTGATAATATTACACATGTTATTAATAATCCTAATTCCATAACCCTCCTATTTACTAAGTATTATATTAGTACTATCGGGGCTAATAGTCAAGTCCTTGAATAGTTATATCCAGTAAGAAAAAAATATAAATATTTCTTACATGATGTATTGACATAGATATTCCTAATCTGTAACATAGTCTTAAATAAGGTCTTCAATATTATCACAGTCTAGTTCTTTGGTGCCTGTCTATAAACATGTTTACTCAAAATCTATATCAAATACGCCCTTCATCCAATCTTTTCCTTCTTCCTCTACATCATGACGAGGATGTCTTCTACGTCCTTCTCTAATAGCTTCTTGATCACTTCTATACCTAACAGCTTCTAGTAATTCATGCATGTTATAGTTAGCAGCCGCATTAAGATATCTATAACAATCTATAAGATGATCATGTATTTTAGGTATGTTACCTTTATCATCCACGGCATATTTCTCTATCTCATTTATAAGATTTACACATCTATCACTTATATGAACAAGCTTATGAATCATCTGATCCTTAATTAAACTTAAGCCCTGTTCCTTTTTATTATGATTCTTATTAGTAGGGGAGAAGTATATATAGAATTGATCCATTACTTCATTCATATACCATGACGCAGCTTCATCAGCTATTTTTACCCAATCGTCCCCAACATTGCTTCCTGGGTACAAATCTAAAGCCTTGGCTTCCATACGAGGGTAAATACGCCTTGTAGACGTCTCTCTTTGATCTTTCTCATAGATCTCGTCCATTATGTATACTTGTTTACTATAAGGGTTAATACAGGCTAATAAAGCCCCAAAACAGGTAACTGTACCGGGATCTGTTATAAGATACCACTCCATACGCTTTATATCATTAGATATTGAACTAACTAACTGTTTATGAGGGCTTACATGAACTGTTTTATCAAACATAGGGAATATGGCTTTACGACCACCTGCCAGGACTTTAGAATAGTACTCTAGTTGGACTATATCCTCATCACCCCTTTCTATTAGCTGTTTTATCTCCTGGTCTATTATTTGCTTTTGAGCAGGTAGATGATTAATAGGGTTATCAAACGTAGTTCTTTCAGCCACATACCATTCTTTAGGATTACTTTGAGCATATTCAAGTAACTCATTGTATTGATCCATATTCTTGTTACCTGGTCGAGGCTTTGTCCCTATAATTATTAAAGGAGCCGCTTTAGCCGCCCTGTTAGGGGCAAACTCTACATGCCACCTAGGATTAAATGCTTTAAATTCATCATATACTGCAATATGGGGTGTTAGCCCATTGGCTACAGAGTAGTTATCCGACCCAACTAGTTGAATAAAGGAGCCATTCTTAAGAATGATCTTCATAGGCTGATCTTGTGTCTTAAGTAAATACCTGCTTGTAGATTTGCCAAGGAACTTCTGTATTCTGTTACCATCCCATAAGATTTTCCTAGCATGGGCTGCTTCCGGTCCTACATAGTAACAAGCAGATCCTGGGTTAAGTAAGGCATGTCTCCATAAGATATACGCCACAAGTTCTGTTTTACCCCATTTCCGCCCACAGGATATAAACATACTGTTAATACTATTACTTATATCATATAAGGGTTTTAATTGGTTTATTTGGTCTTGATGTAGCCTGCCTTCCAGCCCTACTTTAATACCATCTCCAAAAGGTCTGTTTAAATCCTCCATTATCTGAAGGTATAGATGTTCTTCTGGACTTAATAAATGTAGCTTCTCTTCTTTAATATCAGTCACTTATCTCTCCATTTTGATACGTTATTCACTATAAAAACTTATCATCTACCTTAAGTAACTATTTTACGGTTACTCTAGTTAATCGTATTAAAATCCCATATATGGTACATATAGCCTATTTTGTTCCAAATATGGAACTAATATTACTTAGCGTGTAGAGCCAGGAATACCTTTAAGTACGATAGTGGTACTATATATGCCTCTGTATGAAAATATCTATGACCAGCAAATAAAACCCCTGTTACGTTACCCTCTTCATTAAGAATAGGTGAACCTGAGTTTCCTCCATACCCTATAGCGGATATTTGAAAAGCTTCTACATTTCTATTATCTAACCAAGGGGCAAATATTGGATAATCTCCCATAACCCTGCCTTCTCTTATAGTTTTACCTAATCCTCGTGGAAATCCAATTAAAGTAATTTTATCTAAAGGCTTTGATTGTGTCTTCGCTAAAGTAAGTCCTTCATTTCTATTACTTGTAACCAGGCATAAGTCGTGTAAAGTATCTATTGCAATTATCTTAGCCATAAAATCACCAAATTGAATATTCCTGTGCTTAAATACTTTTATATTGAAATCACATACATGCCTATTGGTAACAATAAAAGTCTTACCTTGGTAGGAGAGGTGGAATCCAGTAGCGTGTCTAGCATTATTCATAATAGATACTCTAAATGGAACTACATGCTTAGCCCATTCTTTAGGTAGATCTACTTTTGTTGGTTTGGCTAGTGCAAAAATAAGTAGTGCAGCACATAGGGCAGTAACAATGTTAATTAATGAGCGTATCATCTGATTCCTCCTCGTCGTTCTCGACGATGATGTTTGAAAATGGATCTGCGCTTAATTTTCTCTTAAGTTCTTTATCATCCATAGGTTTATCTTGATTTTCTACGATGTCTGTCGGTTTACCTTCATCTAGGCGTAGTATGTTATCTAATGTTTTTAATATATCTGCTGCTTTGGTTGCTTCTAGTATTGAAGGAGGGTCATGCCTTGTAGAAAGATTCTCTAAACTACGAGCCATAATATTAACTGCGCTTTGAGTCATCTTAACAAAGTCTGATTTCTTTGCGTCTGTAAAGCTAGATAGTATTTCAGATTCGTTTAGCTTTCTTTCTGCTGCCCAGGCGTTTGTGTTAATATGCCAGTTAATAGCTGTACGAGAAACTCCATACGCCTTAGCTATCTCAGATATAGATTTGTATTTCATATACATATCTTTTATAGATGCTATTTGTGCTTTACTTAGTTTTTGTTTATTTGCCATAATTAATCCTAGTTATAATATGTAACTGTTTCCTCTACTTCTATCTTTTCTTTCCCTGTTCTTAAATAATAAATTGCGAAGTAGGGAGTAAATCCAATTTTCATAAGAGGTTTTATAGTTACCTTTATTAGAATAATAGATACTCTTAGAATAAATCTGATATGTAAAGGTAATTTGAAATATTCTTTGTCATTTCTTTTTTCTTCTGTTTCTAACATGTACGCTCCTTTAATTTATATTTTAATATACATAATATAAACATTATGTTTAATAGGTAGTTAGCCATAAGAGGCTGATCTATCCCATGCTTTAAATAAATATAGAATATACTTAATATTTCCCCAATGAACCACATTAAGAGAAATGTCATAGAAACACCTCTAGAGTGACCTTCCTTAATAGACTTGGCTGCTTGAGGTAGTGCACAGAAGGCAAATAATAAACCGGCTACCCATCCAAGTGATTCAATCATTTCTTAGCCTTCTTCCTTTTCTTATTTCTAAGTGCCTTGGTATCCTTAAGGTATGTTAAGATTTCGTTACTAATTCGGTTTATATCCATAAGATGATCTTCCATTAATTCACAGATAATTTCTTCAAAGTCTTCAAGAGAGATATTACTACAAGAGCCTAAACATAAACTGTTTATAAAGGCATGTGTTACTTCATGTATTATAACATTCTTCTTTATGTGATCTTCTCTAAAATGTAATTCTCTGGTACCTACATGCATTGCCACGGATGCATCTGAATGCACCTTTATAAACTCAACATTACTAAATAATATTACTTTATATGGTATACCTTTTATGATTATTTTCATAATCCTCCTATAATTTATAGTACCATAATAGTACTTTCATTACTAGTTATGTGAATAGAATTTGTAATAGAGATATAAATAAGTTGGGGGAATGTAGGTTATTGTAATTAGGTCTATTTAAATAGAAACTGAATATTTTAAAAACCCTATAATTATGCCTCGGAATTGGTCATTCCTCAGCATAATTTTGGTGTGAAAAGGACATAATGTCACCAATTATATTAGTACTTTTTCCCTTAAAATTTGTTAGGGGGAGAGTGGTTAAAACCCTGTTATATCAAGGTCTTAAACTATTTTGGGGGGTGGTATATGTCTAGGGTGTGCCCCCTTTATCCAGTAATTATATCCTTGATGGGGGGGTCAATATCCAGGGGGGGTGTAGCTATAACCAGATTATAATGCTGTCTGGCTTAATAGGTTTATAATAGATGTGGTTGAAAGGGTTGGTGTCCATTATTGGTTTGTTTATGGCTTATTTATGGCTTTATTATTGACTTATTTATTGATCTATTTATGGTTTTATTATGAGTAAATATGTTGTGCATAACTATGTTATAAACATGTTTATAATTAAGTTTTAAATATAGTTAGTAACCAGATTATAATTAAGTTGAACTACATTAGATTAGGTGTGTTTATATTTTAATAAAGTTGGGGGTAATAAAGTTATAATTATGTTATAGACATATTCGCCGCTAGGCACTCAATCCCACCATTCTAGTAATGGAGACTTAAATGAAGGCTTCGTTTAAGACATAATTAAGGGATAATTAAATATATCATTATTTAAATAATCGTGTCAAGCATATGAGATATTAGATATTTATATGGTTTAAGATATGGTTTTAAAGCGCCTATTCCCTGTAATATCAACTACTTAGAGATATCGCTTTAAATAAATATATTTAAAATAATTAAGTGTGTGATATTATTGCATTTAAGCATTTTTATTCCTGGTTAATAAAATATTTTTATACGATTTAACATATGTGAAGGACAGATATTTTATATGGTGTTATTCTAGTACCAGACAAGACAACAACAGGAGAATATAATGAAAACAATTAAAACTTACCTACCACTTATACTTATAATAAGCTTTGCTTTCCTAGCCACACTAAACCTGGCTCAGCACGCTGTCAGCGCTAAACAAGGCATGTCTGCCCATCTTCTAGGGAAGTAAACACTGACTCATGGACGAGTTATTTTAAACACTAAATAGCGAGGATATATGAAAGATCTAATACTAGGACTAATAACAAGCACATCTGTAGTAGTAGTAACAATTATTTTTATAAAAAAATCTTGTAGAAATTTATAATATTTAACATTGGTGTAGCGCTGATATAAACAACCTATGCAATAATGAATAAAGAATGAAATGGAGGGATAAAATGATACATTTACAAGCAGCAAGGTCCTACTTACTTTTATATAAAGCAACTGGATTGCTTCATTATAAGATGAAGGCTAAAAACCAGGTCTGTTTAGCCAGAATAATGATGCTAGATGCCTTATTAGATAGAAAATAAAATAATTTTGGAGGTTATTATGTATACGATCGAATCTAACGACATTAAATTTAATATAATTTACTCTAAAAATGAAATAGTGTTTATTGATGAAAATAACGAAACCCTTACATGGGTTAATAACCATAGAAATAAAGAGCTTGTAAAAGAGATGATTATACAGGTAACAGGCGAGCAAGATGTATAATATTATATTAGTGCTTTTATGTATTGGTTTATTTATAATCAATCCTTGGATAGGGATTTTAACAGCAACTTTAATTTATGCTTAGGAGGACTCTTGAAATTAACTAAAAATGGCGAGCATTTTTTCTGTAATTGTACCGTTATAACATTCGGAGATGATGTGGTCCAGAGCTTTGGTGTAACAGACCACGATATTCAAGAATTAATAAATGAAGATTATATAACATACGATGAAGACACAGGTCAATATTTCTGGACTCAAGAAGGTCTCCTATGAGAGACGATTTTTTTATAAAGCAACTGATGATATGGGCGGGTGTAGTACTTATATTATATATATTAACCTCAACAGGATGGTAAAAATGGAATTTCAAAGAGACTTAGATAGCATGGTTATGGTAAAACAAGCAGAGTTGGTAGCTGCGTTTAGAAAGCAACTGGCTATAATGAGTTATTTTAATGCAGCTGAGGGAGATTATTTTATGGAAAAAACAAAAAGAGATGAATGCAGAGCTAAATTACTTACGTTTGCAGAGCTATTAAGACAGGACGGCTTAAGCGATGATGCCATAAAGAAAATAACAAGTGATTTTATGGTGAGTGAAAGAGATTATTTACCCAGAAGAACTGATTTTTGAAACGGGTTATAGTAACAAAAATAGGGTTGCTGTGAAATTAGGAGGCAATATTATGAATATAGATGAAGAACTAGATAAAGCCGGAAAAGAGGTATGGTCGGCAGTATATTCATTAGCAAATCCAACACGGTCAGTAATGGATTCAGCACTATCATCATACTGGTCAGCAGCAAATTCAGCAGCATATTCAGCAGCAAATTCAGCAGCAAATTCAGCAGATTCAGCAACGAGAACAGAAGAAAAACAAAGACAAGTAGAGATGATTAAGGATATACTATGAATATAGATGAAGAACTAGATAAAGCTAGAAAAGAGGCATATTCAGCAGCAAGGTCAGCAGCAAGGTCAGCAGCAAGGTCAGCAAGCTTAGAAGAAAGACAGAAGCAAGTAGAAATGATTAAGGATATACTATGAATTTACTATAAACTTAACAAATGTTTTTTAACTATACAAGTTTATGTAGTAGTATGAATTAGGACAATAACTAACAATGGAGATTTTATGACTGAAGTAATTAAAAGCAAAGAAAATGTACTAATTAAAACTGAAAATGGAGAGTATCATTTCTCAAGAGAAGAGTATAGGAGGCGGGGGAAACAAAAGGCAATTAAGTTTGCAGAAAAAGAGATTGAGAAAAAGAATAAAAGTGGTCAATATACCAATACCACTATTAATTTTGAACAAGCTAGATCCCTGGGGTTTTGTAAATACGGTATTAAAGACTTTGCAAAGATGCTTAACTTAGATATTTCTTCTGAGTATACTATTGAGGAGTTAAATAAAAAGTTAACATTAGACGCTTTAAAAGCATATCCTAGTGAATGTTTAAAATTATTTGGAAAAGATTGTATTAAATATTTAGGCACCGTTAAAGAACTTATTAGTGTAGATACACTGGATTTATTCTTAAGAGAAGAGTTTATCAGTGCCAGGAAGTTGCATCAATTGTCTGTCAAGTTTGCCTATAGTTGTTTACATAACTATGAAAAAGAGTACCCTAACGATAATAGAGTTAGAAATGCCATTGAGACTAAAGAAAGGTGGATTGAAGAAAAGATAAAATTAGGAGTACTATAATTATCTATAAAACTGATTTTTGAAACGGGTTATAGTAACAAAAATAGGGTTGCTGTGAAATTAGGAGGCAATATTATGAATATAGATGAAGAACTAAAGAAAGCTATAGAAGAGGCAAGAGCAGCAGCAAGGTCAGCATATTCAGCAGCACGGTCAGCATGTTTAGCAGCAAGGTCAGCAGCATGTTCAGCAGCATATTCAGCAATATGGTCAGTATTTTCAGCAGCAAGTTCAGCAGCAGAGTTAGAAGAAAAACAAAGACAAGTAGAGATGATTAAGGATATACTATGAATATAGATGAAGAACTAGATAAAGCTAGAAAAGAGGCATATTCAGCAGCAAGGTCAGCAACAGGGTTAGCCCCATATTCAGCAGCAGATTCAGCAGCATGGTCAGCAGCATTTTCAGCAACAGATTCATCAGCACGATCAGCAACAAGGTCAGTAGTATGGTCAGCAGCAGAGTCAGCTAGATATGTAGAAAAGTCATCAGGATTAGAAGAAAAGCAGAGACAAGTAGAGATGGTTAAGGATATATTATGAACATAGATGAAGAACTAGATAAAGCCGGAAAAGAGGTATGGTCGGCAGTATATTCATTAGCAAATCCAACACGGTCAGTAATGGATTCAGCACTATCATCATACTGGTCAGCAGCAAACTCAGCAAGAGTAGCAGCAATTTCAGCAGCATATTCAGCAGCATATTCAGCAGCAAATTCAGCAGTATATTCAGCGGAGGAAGCAGCATATTCAGCAATATGGTCAGTATTTTTAGCAGCAGACTCAGCAGCAGAGTTAGAAGAAAAACAGAGACAAGTAGAGATGATTAAGGCAATATTATGAGTATAATGGAGGTACAAATGGAATATTATAAAGAAATACACTCATCTTTTGAAGATAATTTAGAAATACTTCACATTTATAATGGGTTTTTACCTGATGAAAAAAGCTTTTCTAGAAAAGAATCTTATTGTAACTGTGCAGGTTCCTATCTTTTAAATGGTTTAAAAGTAAGTAATTCAGTAAAGAACGGGTGCGGAATGCCTAGAAAAACCCGATCAGAGGATAATGAAACATGTGTTTTTTGTGACCACTATCTACTATGGGAAAATAGCCATATAAAAGGGGCATGGAGGCAAAATATATGAAAACTTTATTACTTGTACTACTATTTATAAGCTGCGGTAAACAAAAAGTTGAAGTATCGGATTCAAAGCATGAAGCATCAGGCTCTATAAATATAATTATAGACTGGAACCTAGATCAATTACAAGAGGTCTTTATAAGCTCATGTGAGGCAGAATTTGAAACACAAGAAGAAATAGACCAATGTGTAGCTGATCAAGTAGCTGACCTAGTAAACCTTATAAACGAAGGTATAAAACAAGCCAATCAAGAGGAGGTATAAAATGTACATTATAAGAGATTTAGATAGAAAGATTATTATAAAAGTGCCGTCTATTTTTAAAGCGGCACAATTTCTAAAGGTATCAGAAGAAACTGTATCTAAGAGAATTAAAAACAAAGTAGATAAAGATACTTTATTTAGAGGCGATAAGTATAAATTTAACGTGGAGAAAATAAATGAGACTAAATAATAAAGAAGATTTTTTAAAAGATATTTATGTATATAAGCTATTAGAAGACTTAGAAAAAGCCATTGAAAAAGATAATAAATTAGAAGTCAGTTTTATAATAGCTAAACTTAAATACAGAAACATTACCTTTGAAGTCTCACATGAGAAAATAGATCCACTTGTTCAATAGTAATAAGACAGTGAAAAGAATTATCGTCGGAGGGCATTTTTATGGAACGTGTATCAAATACAAATTTATCATTTATATTTAAGTTTTTTAAAGATGTAAAATCTTTGTACAGTTTCTTTTCGCCCCCGGTGCGGATTGACAACCAGGTATCATTATATTTAGAGTCAAATACACAATCTGTGGGTATTTTTAAAGTATTATCTACGTCCATAGATCTTAAAGAAAGATGTCCAGAATTAGTTAAAATCACATCAAGTGGCTGGAACCATGTAAAGCACACTCTAATCATATGCTTTTTGGGATTAAAAGATTTCTTGAACTTCTCTATTTGTACCCAGTTAGCCTCTTTCATAAGTTCTTTGAAGAAATTGGCACGCCATTTGCGAGAGTTCTCATTAAAGGATTTATTCCTTTTATAGTACGCAGAATTGGTCGAAATAGGACCGGAATGTAGTTTTAGTTCAATTTTCACTAACTTAGTATACCACAGGAGATTAAAAATGAATATAAGTGCTAAAGTATTAGAATCCTTAAAGGCTTGTGAGGAGGGATATAAAAACTTTGTTAAATATCACCCAACATTTAATGGGACGCTTGCAGAAAGTCTATTATTGCCCAACATAGCTTATGAAAATAAGCTTTGGTTAATATCTACTGTAGTAGATAAAAATATACTGGAAAAATGGGTAGAGGATTGTATTGTGTATATTATATTTTCTTACCCAGAAAGTTATTTAAACGGAGATAAGATAAAAGGGACATTAACCAATATTTTAACTCTTTTAAATTCCACTTCCGAGGAGGAGCATTTATATGGGGTCATGGCGGCTGAGGCTTTTAAAGATATTGTATGTATTGATTACCCTGAGCAAAAAGACATAAATTTACAGCTATTAATACAGCTACTATAGGAGAAATATATGTTTAAATACTGTGATTGTAGAGATAATAGAGGAACCTTAGATCTAAGAAAAGCTAAGAACGGTCATAATAAGATGAGATATACAAATACAGATAAGGAAGGAAAATGTGTATATTGTATGCACTTTGCACTTATCTCTAAAGATATACTAAAGGTGACAAGATCCGGTTTACAGTGCAAAGGGTCCGATGTGGGTGTTAAAAAATATTTTAAGGAGTATAATGAGCAAATATAAAATAGAGATGTTAATAGATGCATTAGCAGCGGTATGTATAATAAATTTATTAGAATTACTGCCTTCTGATATATCATATATAACCATATCGTATATGATATGTTATTTATTATTACGTAATAGGAGAAAATAATGGATCAAATTTTTGAGGTTTCTAAAAATATCTACGCAGACAACCAGAAAGAGTATCAACAAAAAGGATATAGCGTTACCCCTGGAAAATATGGGTCCA